TTTGCAGTAGTCGCCGAGTTCGCAGTAGTCGCCGAGTTTGCAGCCGTCGCCGAGTTTGCAGCCGTCGCCTACCTCAATCCCTCTTTGGGCAAATTCTTCCTCTAATTCGGAAATGTTGGTATACTGAAAAGATACCCACCCTTCACCTAACACCTGTAAATAAATCGTTTTCATTATCTCAATCTTTTTAATATTTTAGGCACAATTGATAAGCCTACGATAGGCTTGAAAATAAGCGCGGGCCTGCACATCCATCCAAGTCTCGCGCGGATTAGGATCATTGCGCCCGGAGTTCGTTCTTTTCAGCTCAGACGGTGTACACAGGGCTTTAGCTATGTCTTCATCGTAAATAAGAGCTAACCCGCCATAACAATAGCTATCCCAATTCGTGGCCCCATTTAGCAAGGTTTTTTCGCAAAGTTCCGGAATCGGTTCGCCCTCATTTTCGCAGTACTCGCAAATTTCCTCGTAAGAGTCAAGAAGATCGAGCGCGAAACCATTGACTCCCCGATCCCAGCAAGATCGAGCGCGCAAAGAATTAAGACGTGTACGAATTTGATTTACTTCGTCCCTCCAAGAGCTGGAGAGCTTCGCAGCAGAAGCCGCAATGTTTTCTTTTTGTGACATGGTAGTAAAGTTTTTTTACCTCTCCTACCCTATCCTACTATTCAAAATAATGCTAATTATAATTCAGTCGAACTTGAATTGACATTATGTTAAATAGTAGGATGTGGTATTATGAGCAATAAGACTTAATTTGAATTATAATTATGTTCTGTTCCCTTTTGCTTTATACAAATATACAACACAATCACATGTTTTCCAAATATTTAATGCAAAAAATGCACCCAAATGCAATAGAAATTTGTTATAACGAAGCGAACAGATATAACGCTTTGTTATGACAGAAAGCGGCTTTACAAATGTAACCGAATTGGGCGCATTTACGCCTGAAAATCACATATATACAGAAATGACCTGAAGCCCGAACACTATTGAAAATCGGATAGCATATCGGAACTGGAATCGCCCTCAGATATTTTTTTATTCATACAGAAAAAAGATGAAACGTTGGAAGTATAAGAAAGTTTTTGCATAGACATCAGCCCATGGCAGAATGTGCACGTATAAGCTGCTGCCGGTTCTCTATGTTGTCGAGTGCTGATTGGCCGAGAATCGTAGTAATGTATACAGTATATATTCTTACTGATCTGGGCGCGTGCGTGTGCGTATGTGCGCCCGCGTATATATATTCCTTGTAATACGCGCGTGTGTGCGCGCAGGAAAGTTTTTGGCTTTGCTCGTATATCAAGATACAGCGCGCATGCGTGTGCGTGCGTCGTGCGCGTGTATACGTGTGCGCATGTGAATAGCATTTGTATTGATACTTGCAATAGTGAAATTGTATAGGCAATAAATATGTGTTGTTATTACTTTCCTGACGCCAAGAACGAGATACAGGTATAGATAGATCGTTGGTAAACAACCGCCCCCCGGTTCCACCATTGCTAATACTAACTATACATCCGGGGGTTTGTAAATCCGGGGGTGGTGTTATTTTTAGCGATGAGTTATTTTAATCACATATATGTTTGTTTATTAGCGACTTTTTGCTATCTTTGTGGTTGATAAATCGTACATACTCACTCGTATACTCCAATTTATCATCTCACTTCAAGGCAGGTTTTCCCGTAGTAAGGTTTTTTCCTGCCGTATCCTCGAACTCGGAATATGTCCCCGGATTCGAGGATTTTTTTGTTGTATAATTTATTAAAATTATATTTGTGATATTCTCATAAAAAAAACCTATATTCATGGGGAGTTTGATGGATAAGTTGGTAGAGTTGCGGAGTGTGAAGGATGAGGTTACGGTATGCGAGGCGGAGGTTAGCGCAAGCAGTGGGAATATGCGATTCGATGCGGCTAAAGAGGCATTGGATAGCATGGGCATACTTCGGGATTTGGAGGCGATACGTCGGCAGTTGACCGATCCATCGACGCAGATGGGAGATTTGGCGAAGCTGAAGTCGAAACTTGATGCCTACATGAAGTTCGTTAACATTTACAAGAGTGCGGGTAGCATTGTGAACAGCAAAGGTATAAGTTTGGGGGACAGCGACAGTGACGACAGTTTTCAGGAAGTCAGCATATCTCTGAAGCGATGAATATTGATTTAGACATACCACTTACCCCTAAACAGGTAGAAATGTACAATCGATTGAACGACGATAAGTATAATGAGTACCTGTTCTATGGTGGAAGTCGCACCGGCAAAACGTTTCTGATATTATACTGGTGTAGTACTCAAACTATTATCCATAAAGCCAACTGCCTAATTTTAAGAAATGTTCTTACTTCATTGCAGACGGGTATGATCCGTCAGACATTGCCTGCTGTTCTGAAAGCTATTGCTAATCATAACGGAGTAAACAAAATAGATGATTTGGCATCTTCGAATGGTAAGCGTTTTTGCGTGTACGACAAGAAGGAGAATATACTGCGTTTTTTCAACGGGGCATATATCCAGTTCGGGGCGATACGTGGATCGTCGGACGTATCGAGCACATACGACAAGATACTATCCACTGAATGGGGCCATATCTTCGTAGATGAGTGCTCGGAGGTAGATGAGTTGGCTATCGATACATTGAAGACAAGGTTAGCTCAAAAGCTCGACGTGACCAATAAGATGATCTATGCGCTGAACCCGACAACCAAGTCGCACTGGACATACGTCCGCTTCTTTAAGAGGGAAAATCGGGAGGGCCTGAAGCTCGATCCGGCCGTGACGGAACGTTTCTTTGTCGTCCATTTTTCGATAATGGACAATCGAGAACATTTACCGGCAGACTATGTGAATACCCTGTCCCAGCTTTCCGCCTTGCAGCGCAAGCGTTTCCTCTCGGGAGAATACAGCGACGAGAGCGAGGGAGAAATATTCGATCATATACCTTGGGGGCCTGTCCCGAGCCAGCTTTTCGACTGCCTGATATATACGGACCCGTCGGCAAAAGATAACGAGTCGTGCGACTACAAGGCATCCGTGTTGCTGGCGTCGGCCGCCGATAAGATATACTTGCTGGGCGTCAAGGCCGTAAAAGGGACTTCGCTGCAAATGATGTACAATATCTTCGAGCTGTTCAAGATGTCTCCCGTTCCGCCGCGCATCGTCATGGAGAAAAAGCAAGTGCCTCTCGACTTCGACACGACTTTCGCCCGATTCCAAAGCGAGACCGGATGGAACTGTCCGCTGACGTGGGATACTCGCAATAACGGGAATAAATTTATGAATATCGAGTCCACGCTCGAACCCCTCTTTCGCAACGGCCGCTTCATTGTCAACGAGGAACTGAAGGGCTCGCCCGAGGGGGAGCTGCTCGTCGAGCAGTTCATATTCTTTTCCCGCAAATACAACAAAAACCGAAAGGACGATATTCCCGACGCTACCGCAAAGGGCGCGTCTCTGTTAAACCGTGAAATGACATCGATGAAATTCACGCAATGGCCCATGTTCTACCGAAGGGGAACCCGAGTAACTTTTTGACGCTATGATACTTTCTCCCATGTATTTTGAAAAAGACCAGCTAAAGCAATGGCTTAGCGCACAACAGATAGCGCAGTTCGAGGGCATGTACTCCGACATCGTACAGACAGCGTACGAGAATGCTTTGGGCCTTCTCTATTCCGAGGTAGGTCACATACTCGATCTGGATACCATGCTTTCCGAGACGAACCCCGACAAGAAGGACCCTACGCTGAAATGGGTGCTGCTCGTGATGACCGCCTTCAACATCGCATCCCCTTCGCTCAATGTCTCCGAGCCTCTGCGATACAACTATGAAAAAGTGCTCGCAAAGGTGAACGAGCTCAAAAGCGGCATGAGTTCGATATACGAGGCTCCGACCAAGAGCGAGCCGAACGCACTCCCGCAAATGGTTTCCGTTCGAAACAAGTACATCGGATAAATCCAATTAGTCGATAATTCTTACAACTTCTCCCCTATGGCTAAAAAATTCCATCCGTCCTCGCCGAAGCGGTTCCACCAACCGAAGGTGAACCCGTTCTCCGTGCCTAAGAAAGTGGGAGTCCCCAACCTGGTATCCAGATACCTTTTCAACGACTACTACGTCGAATATACCCCGCAATGGTGGCGCGAGGCTATCGACCGGGCCATCAACTATTCCGATCTGACCTACGTCGATTCGATGTACTCCTTTACGATTCAGTCGTCCCCCTTCCTGTGCTCGCAGATCAACAAAAGGCTCGTCCCCATCAAGAAGATGAGAATCGTTCTCGAAGTAGACGGCAAGGAAGATATTCGGCTTACCGAACTGATCGTTCGCACAAGG